ACCTTGGCTTGACCAACCCCGCCTTCCGTAATGTTCACCATATCGGACATCTTAACATCCCAGCTACTCAGGAGCCTTTCTTTGCCCGCCAGCCTAACCCTCATTATCAGGGAATAGTCTATCACGCGATCAAGAAAATTTGTGGACTAGACACTGCTAACCGCATCGTCCAATCCTTCTTGCGCTCTCTTTGGTCCCCTGACGCTTTACAACATGATCTCGACAAGCTCAATGAGCCCTATCATGCCGTCGTCAAAGATGAACACTACTACGCTGCTCTTAACGAGATGAATCTACGCTTCCGCCCGAAGCAACCGCTCTTGCCCGTACACTACGTTGATTTACGAGCCTACCCTTGGAACCTCTCCCCCAATGTTGGTGCTCCATACAATGTTAGCGAAGAATGGACTAAATACGTCCGCTCGAAGTACTCACTCGGCATGGCACTTGATTCCCGTCTCTCCAAGCACAATCTTTGGAATGAAGCTCTCTTCATTGACAGAGCGAAGATACATATGATTAAAGATGGAAAACGCTATGACGCTTATGGCCACGATTTCAAATACTGGAACACAGCCTTTGCTCGCTTACATCTCATCCCATCATACAAAGAAAACAAAGTACGCTTAGTTTTTGGAGCCCCCTGGCTACTACTAAAAGCTGAAGCTATGTTTATTTGGCCTATCATCGCATCTATCTTATCCAAAGGTGCTAACTCCCCTATGCTCTGGGGATTTGAAACGATCACTGGAGGATGGTACCGACTCCGCAACTGGTTCAACCAGCAAGCGAAGACTCCCCTCGGAACCTTCTTCTCCTTTGATTGGTCCGGATTCGACCGACGTGCTCGACACTCGATCATATCAGACATTCACAAAGTCTGGCGATCTTGGTTCGATTTCACTACTGGCTACTGGCCTACGGTGACCTACCCGCACACATCGGCTGACCCCTCCCGTCTTGAGAACCTCTGGAATTGGATGACTAACGCTGTCCTCCGTACTCCCCTTCTCATGCCAAACGGATCACTCCTCGCGTTTCAACACTCAGGTATCTACTCTGGATACTTGCAAACGCAGCTCCTCGACTCCTGCTATAACATGGTAATGATATTCACCATCCTGTCACGTATGGGTTACGACCTTTCAAAAGTCGTGCTCAAAGTGCAAGGTGATGACTCAATTGGCGCCCTGCTCCACGGCCTTGCCCCTGGACACAAAGCGCAATTTCTTGAGTTGTTTCACTACTATGCGAAACTCTACTTTGGAGCCGAATTGAACAACAAAGCTACTGAACTCTCTGATTCTCTCGAGAATATGGGCGTTCTAAAGTACCGCAACCGTGGTGGTATCCCTTACCGCGACCCTGAGGAACTTCTAGCAATGTTGTACTACCCGGAAAGATCTCAGTCTCTCCCGTCACTCATGTCCCGAGCGATTGGAATAGCTTACGCTAACTGTGGATCATCCGTCCCCGTTTACCTTGTTTGTGAGGATATATTTAACCACCTCAAAACGATTGGAACACATCCCGATCCAAAAGGTTTACCTGGCGGATTGACTTTCACTCTCTCAGAAGTTCAAACTCTTCGTGAAGAGATTGACCTCCACACGTTTCCATCGTTTTTCGAGACGATCCGGCGCCTGTCCAACACCGAACGTCACTTACTCGACGAACGGCACTGGCCTACCCGCCACTTCATTGG